TGAGCCTTCAATGGCGTCAGCTTGTCGTTGATCAAAACCTGATACACGTCGCCCGTTTGCTTAATGCGCAGCGTCACGCGCTGCGAGTCGCCAAACACCAAAAACAATTCGCGGTAGCTAATGCCGCTGGTGCGCAGCGTCTTTGCCCCCGGCTCTGCGTTGACTACAGGGGCATTGGCGCGGCCAAAATATTGCTTTAGCTTAGTCAGAGATTTATCGGATTTGGTGCCCAGATCCTCGAAAGAGAAAAGCAAATTTTTCATGGTGTTTCCTATTTTGTTACTTGACTTTGCCGGTAATGATTCCAGCCCCCGCAGCGCCGCTGTCTTTAGACGCCGGGACAAGCTCCGAGTTTTCAATGATTTCGTTAATGATCCCTTGGCACAACGCCAGCATTGCCGCATCAGAATTTGTTGCAGCCGCGCCTGCGTCACTCGTTTGCGCCAATGCCACTCGGGCGGCCTTGATTTTGCTCAGCATGCTGGCGGCGGTCATTGCCATTTCATTTGCTCGCCATAACAGTGCCAGACACATGCCCATGAGGTGCGCCCGTGAAGGCGCAGATGCAATCCCCTTGCACAACCCCCTTCATGGCCCCGCCCGCATTCAGATCAATACTGACCGCCTGAATGGTGGCCTTGGCACCGGACTTTAGTAGCGCATCCCCGCCCGCGATGATTTTCACAAGTTTGTCTGCCAGCTGCTCAATGTTGGCATGGTGAATGCGCCTCCAATCCACCGAATTCCCAATCCCGGGGTTTCTCCAGCCGGTAATGATGGGGTAGCGGGGATCTCCGGCAATGAACGACACCCAAACCGCATCCCCCGTGAGGATTTCAATTTCCGTTGCGTTCAGGCCCTTTGATTTATCACCTATCGGGTACTCAATTTCGGCAACGGGCATGACATCGCCCCCGTCTGTGATGCCGGGTATTTTTACGCGGCATGTGCGAGACGGCCCGTCGTAGCTGTCAATTGTTGCAGGATAGCGTCCCGGGTAAATTTCCACAGATCAGCCCTCCAGAGTGGCAAGCCAAAATCGGCTATATGTTTCGGCGCTCGTGCCATCCGTGCCGCCCTCAATGACGTGGGCAGCGGTAACGACAACTTGTCGTGAGCCCGACACGTCAATCACGTCCCCGGCGTTAATTTGCATATCCAAGCGGCCCGACATCGTTTGGCTGTGCACCAGAGCCCTCGTCATGTTATTGAGGGTGGTTTGCGACTTGAGCGGGGAAAACTGGGCTGATCGCGTTTTTGCTCTGCTGCCATGAATCACCGCGCCGTCTGCCCCTGTCGAGTAAAACCATGGAACTTGATGCCGCTCCATAAAGCCGCTTTTTACTTGCTCCGAATCTCCTGCCTGCACCGCAGCAACGGGTTCAGACTCAAGCAAATCTGACATTCGCATGAATTTCAATTTTTTAACGCCGGGCTTCCACACCAACGCCCCGGCCTGCTCTTGCAGCGCTATGGCTATGTGGTAACTGGGGACACCCCCGGCAAAGCATGAAAACCGCTGCACTGGAAAATCAGAATCGATCGCAACTTTGGCCCCGCACGCCCGATAAATTGAGCCAAGCGTAGCGTTTTCCTTGATGACTGCCTTTGACCGACGAAACGCGATGTCAGCGCAGGCGTCCAACAAGGCCACAAATGTGATTGAGCCAAGGGCTCGACCGCCTTGCTCTATTCCCAGTGCGCCCCTGTCCGGACTTACCCACACAATGCGCAAATCTGGAGCGCCGATGCCAGCCTTGACGATTGAGCCCTCTTTGAGTTGCGCCTCCAAATCATTCGTGTGGCGAACAGTGCACTCCAGAGTAACAGGCACTGGCACAAGGTCGGTGCGCAGTGCAGCCGAGACAATCATGTCACCACGAATCAAATAGCCGTTGGCCAATGTGATTTCCATGGCCTCAAACGCTAAAAACGGGCTGAATAAACGCCTTAAGCGGGAGATCCGCCTCTGCGGTGTTGATGTCTTGCTGAACTTCTGATGAGGCCCTGCCAAAAACATCCACGCCCATTACGCGACTTGCCTCCAGCATCAGCGCCTGTTCGCGCTCGCAATACAGCAAGAAAAGCGGCCTAACAACCGCCCAGTCACTGGGCGTTACCACGGTAGAAAGGGCCAGCTCAGAAAACGGCACGGGGGCGATCGGCTGCCCGACTGAATCGCCCGTCAGGGGTTGATCGCTAGGACCTGTCGGGGCATACCCCAAAACATTGAAATGGCCATAACCGGCATAAAAGTGAGCCGCCGCAACCCCTTGGGCGCGAACGCGAGCCGCATCCAGCAACTGACATTCAGTCCGCTGCTCTGCCAAAAACAGATCAATGAGCCCCCCCAAGGTCATGCTGCTACATCAACCAAGAAAGTCCGCTGGCTTGACCGTGCCCGGTATGGTCTCTCCGAAAAAGTGGAAAAAGATCGTCCCCGTCAGCTTGAGCACTTGGCTGCGATCTTCCCAGTTTCGATCTGGGTTTTCGATCTGAATGAAACAATCCGTGATTCGATAGGCGCGATAGAACTTGTCTGGGGTGCCCTCGTAGATCTTTGCGTTAAATCTGCCTTGGCTGCCGCTCGTCAGCATGCGCAACATCATGTTACTGACGTGGCCTGCGGTGGTCTCCATCAGCGTAATACTGCCCTGCTGATGAACCTTGAGCTGCTGCGGCTGCCAAGTTGCAGCGCCAAGAGGCGTTGGGACTTCAATCTCTCCGGCGACCGACAGCTCCGGCATGGGGAACTGAGGCGTGAGCAAATACATGCTCTCAAAGCCCTCGATCTCAAGGGTTGCGTCTGAAACGATGGCCTTGTCGCCCAGCGCGCGCGTAGCGTCGTAGAAGCCTTTGAGGTAGCCTGCGGAAGAGACGGTCATGGGGTAATCCTCTGAAACATGGACGATGTGATTCGACAAGTTTCAAGCGGGTGCATGCCTTGATTTGGGGGTGTTTTCCGGGATCATGGACCTCGCAGAAAAAGTAGAGCCGCAATCAAAGCTGGCCCACCTCGCCACCAACGCACTGCCGCCCCTGCACAGCACAGGCACAGCCCGACCGCCTGCGCGATGCCGTGCTCGGCATCGGCCAGTATGGACACCGGCTTGTTGGTTCGCAGGCTTGATACGCAAAAGGCCGTATTTTCAATTCCTTTTGATTTACATTTGGAACTCACTTTTTGAAGGTCAGATAATGAAAAATATCATCACAGTATTGCTTTTGGCCGTCACATCCTTTGCAGCCATGGGCCAGCCCCTTGACCGGGCGAGCATCGCGCAAAAGCAGCGACAACAAGCCAATGCGGGGGCCATTGAGGCAAAAAAAGCATACACAAAAGGCGGGATTTATGAACTTGCCCAATCATCAAGTGATTGCATGGACGGCGTCAAGACTGGCAGAGCTTCACCCTATAAATGCATGGGCATTGAGGCGGCCGGTCTGGCATTAAAAGAAAAAACACCTGCAAACTCCAGCACCCAAGCAGGACTTGATTGGTTCGACTCCGAGAAAATAACAAATCGTGTGTACGCATATTGCTTCATGTTTCTTGGCATCAGGTCGGAGATGGCGTGTGCACAAACTTTTGCAACTGCAAAAATGGCGTCGGATAGCGTTGTTGCTGGGATTCCGCCTTTCAATAAAGACGGGATTGGCGTTCCGGCTCCAGAGACACCAGCCCAGACCGAGAAACGTATTGCAGACCAACGCATCGGCGAAACAAGGGGCTCAGCAAACGTCATGGCCGTTGCATATCGCCAATCTGAAATAGAGGGCATAACTGCCGTGATTCAAAATTGCGACATGCGAACACAGGGCGATGACAAGCAGATTTGCAATTACATGGATGCGGCTGGACTTTACATAGATGATCTGCATTCTTACAACAAAAAAACACAGGGATCTCCATTTTTTGAACGTCAACTTGTGAGGCAGCGAATGCTAAATCGCTTGAAGTCCAATAACCAAAGCGACGAACAAGCCCTTAAAAATGTGCAGAAAACGTTAAGGGATATGGATTTTTTAACTCCAGATGCTTTGAGAGCAAACCCTTAATTGCCCGAAAGCCCGCCCGTGACGATGTGCGCCAATGGCCGGCTGCTCAGGTCGCGGCCTGCAGGCGTTTTATTGCCCACCACGATTACGCTGGGCCGCTGGTCTTTTGCGCCCGCCATGGTATTTGCAAGGCTTTGCGTCACTGGCTGGAAATCGGGCACCTTTGGCGGCTCAATCGCCAGCGATGGCATTTGAGGAATGGCGCGCACCCCAGCCGTCACCACGGTGGCAACTGCAGGGCTGCCGGGGGCTGGGGGCGGCGCTGCATTGACTGGCACTTGCCCTGCGCTTTTGAATGCCCGGTTGAACCCATGCCTGTCACCCGCCACGTCGTCAAAGTATTTGCGGGCACTGGTGCCGTTGGCGTCGGATGCACCCTGCCCACCCTTTGAAACAGCCAATGCGCCGCCTGCGCCTCCAATGTGCGTCGTCTTCAAATACCCGGCCACCACCTCTGGCAAATATCCGGGCTTGACCACGCCGCGCTTGAGTAAATCAGCGTAGTTTTTGTCGCTCACGGTCTTGAACGCGGCATCTTGTGCCGATGCGCTGGCCAGATACTTTGACCGACTCATGCCGTCGGCCCAATTTGCATCATTGCTTAGGAAGCGGGTCATGCCCCCCGATTCGGCCCACTTCCATTCATTGCTAAAGCCGTCAGTCTTCATGGCATCTTTGACAGCCTTGTCGCCGCCCTTCATCAGCCCCGCACCCGCAAGCCACGACGCCCCGGCTTGGTAGCGGCCTATGTATCCTTGTTTGTTGACTTCATCGAGCTTACCGCCGCCAGATTCAGTGAGCACGGTAGAGGCCACCAGCGCCCGGGTTTGGGCATCATCTAGGCCAGCAATGTTGCCTGCCGAATAGGCTTGGGCAGTTTCAGCGGCTTTGCGCTCAGCCCCCTTAAATTGATCCAACACCCAGATCGCGCCCCTGCCCACAGCCGAGTTCTTCAGCGCCTCGCCAGCTTGCAAAAGCCCATCCTTGGCTTTGTCAACCACGCCAGACAGTCCCAACTTTTTCAAAACAGCATCAAAGCCATCGCCCAGCGAAGTTGTAAATTTATCCCACCCAGACAACAGCTTCCCGGGTATGTCAGCGTTACGCATATCCGACACCCAGCTGCCCACCTTTTCGCCCAATACAGCACCCGCTTTTTCGCCAAAAAAGCTGCCAGCCACTGCGCCCACCACGCCGCCAATGGCCGCGCCAATAGGCCCTGCCAGCATGCCCAAGGCTGCGCCTGCCGAGCCGCCCGCCATCGCCCCAGCAATGGCACCGCCGCCGCCGCCGACTGCTTTTCCGGTGCTTTTATCTTTTTCCGCTCTCGTTGCGGCTTTGTCGCTCTCGCTTTCGTAAATGCCAGCGCTTATGCTTGCGGCCGCCAAAAGCGCACCCAACACAGGAACGCGCTTGAGCGCACCCATTGCGCCATTGCCTACACGGCTCAGCACCCCCGGCTTCTTTGGCGCAGGCTCACTTGGCTTGCCAGCCGCGTCGGGCGCAGGCAAGCCGCCGGGCTGGGGGGGTGGGGCTTTGGCGGGGGAATTATTGGCGGGCGCGCCCGGCGCAGTTGTCGGTTGCGTGATTGGTTTTTTGGGCAACAGCGCCGCAGGCATCAGCGCCGACCCAAGCTTGGCCAGCACGCCCATACCAGGCATTTTCATCAGCAAGCCAAAGCCTGCCGTTATGGCTGCCCCAATGGCGGCAACCAAGGGCCCTGCCAGCATCATGAGCATCCCCAGGAGCCCGCCGCCCTTGCCCTCGCCCGGCTTGGACTCAATCTCTTTCAGAGTGCGCAGCTGCGCCCGGTTGAACGCCGATTCTTCGCGGCGCAAGCCACGCAGTTCACCAAAGAACCGTCTGAACCATGGCGTGGGCGCATCATTGGGCTTGGGCCTAAACATCCCCATGATGCCGCGCGCCGCAGGGGTGGCGATGGAGCCAAGCACTCCGCCCATGGTCTTGATGCCATTGATTGCACCACCCGCCACCCCTGCAACCTCTTGAGCCGCCTTGATGCTCGGGTCCACCTCTTGGCCGCCGCTCAAGTCTACGCCGCCGATCTTGTCTTTAATGTCACTCAAAAGGTCGCTCACCTTCGAGCCGGACGGGGCATCATTGGTCGCCCCCTCTTCTTTGACAAACCGCCCTTTGACATCTCGGCTTCCAGTCTGCGCATTGGCCGTCAAATCTTTGGGCGCGGGGCCCTTGTAGGCGGCCGGGCGCACGGCAGGCTCTGCGGCGACAAATCTTCCAGCGGCGTCGCGCTTAGGAAACGAACCCAATGCCTCCGCTTGCGGCCGTGTCGCCACTGCCTGATTCCGTTTTGGAGTTGCGGCCTTGCGAACTATCGCGAGCCCAGGCTGGTCAATCTCTTTCGGCGACAGCGCCCTTGTTGGAATGGCTGCTACGGTAGGTCTGGCCGCAGCCCCATCGGGTGGTCTGGCAATGCCGCCCGCAAATCGCCCTCCGAGCCCCTTTGCGCTCGCCTCTTTGGCCGCCAGAAGTCGCCGGATGGCCTGCACGTCGTCACGCAACCTGCGCAATAGCGCAAGCTCTGGGCGGGATGGATTGATGGGTTTGCCGCCAATCAGAAAGCCAGCAGAATCAGCTTGCAGTGTCATTTTCACGTCGCATAAGAGGTGTCAAATTGGTGGAATACAAGCGTGAACTCCTCAAGCGCGTCATCTTTTCTAGAGAGGTCGCATTCAATCGAGGCGGGCCTGAAGTACGCCGTTGCAGACCACGGCTGTTGCCCGCCCAACCAAGTTTCGGCAGCTCCTTCAGTCACAAAGCTGTGTGCGATGGAAATCTTTGAAAGGTACGACTCAGGGAGCCCAAATGTTCCATCTTTGTGCGCAACGCGGTCGGACAGCTCTGCAAACCAACGCCTAATGGCCCCCCGCTCGTCATCCATGGTGGTAATCCTGAGCTCAACGGCCTCGGTGCCGTTTGGCTGATCCAAAACAGCCGACCCGACTTTGTGCTTGTCCGCTGTGATCGTGATGGCCCCATAGCTCACATCCAAGACAAATAAATTGAACCACTCAAGATTTTTATCGGCACTGTTTTGCACGCCACTCTCTTGAATTGGCTGCTCTTTGATGGTCACAATGAAAAGGTTTTTGCGCGCAAACTTGGTTTCGAGGCTTGCTCGCATGATGCGCTGAGCCTCAATCGGCGTCACCCCGCCCATGGCCCTCGATGGCTGCATCATGAACCCGGCTGCTGCAGCTGCCCCATCAAGCCAAGGCAATCTCGAAGTAAAAACACCGGAATTCAAGATGTCCAAGGCGGCACCACCCAAGTTTCCGTCGCGCACCTTGCCGCCAGCGTTTGCGATGGCGCTAACGGCTGGCCCAACCCCCGGCGGAAGTTTGCTTTTAAGCGCGCCCATTCCGATGGTTCCGGCTGCGCCGGTCAGCATGTCCGTCGCGCCAGCAGATCTGACTGCCCCAGCAATCCGCCCAGCAGCTCCACTG